GTCACCAGTCAAAGCAGCAGCTGTGAAAGTGACGGTCAAAGTTACATCTTTGGCGAGTAATGGACGGGACATGTGGATACCTCTATGGACTTATTGTGGCGACATACAACTGGCTGATGCCATTGTCAACGCGGCCATCCTGGCTCACGTCTATTGATGAGCTTACGCTCGAACGATTTAAGAAGAATGGCGGCGTCGTGCTTGACACTGTCTGCTTATTTAGAAGCGTGTCGATGCGGTCCACGATGCCCTTGATACGTGCCATCGAAACAGCACCAGACTGCGTGTCCCAGCACCACACCTGATGGCTTGATGTGGTCACGATGCGGCCACCACACATCGATGTCGTGTCATCTTGGCCAGCGTCAGTGTGACGCACGACAATGTAGGGAACCTGTGGCTGTCGGAGGCTGATCGGGTCCTTTTCCGGAGCGAGGTACAAATAGATACCTTGCTGGTACGATGGCGACCTGTTATCGACGGCCAGCAATCCCTGAAGCGTTGCATCAGCTGTGAGCGTGTCATAGATCCACTCATCGACTACGAGTGACTCAACCATTGAAGTACTTCCTCACCACGCTTGTGAAAACATTCCATGCCTTCGTCGATGCTGGTATCGCGAACGGTCTATTCTTCTGGAACTCGAGTATCTTGCCATAAGGCGCCGCGATGCTGATCACATACTCGTATGCATTGACCTTGCCGATGGTGATCGATGTCCGCAGGAATCCTGTTCTCACCGCTGGTGCTTGTCCTGGCGCCGATGCTTGATAGACTGTCCCGCCGACCTTGTACCTTCGTCCTGACTTTGCGCCTGTCATGAGCGCGATCATGCCAGTGTACGAAGCGCTCACTGCATTCTGGAGAAATACAGATAGCATGCGAAAACGCTCCTCCGCGTCGTCAAAGCCTGATAGGTCGACCTTGACGGTCACGGTGCCAGGACCTCGATGAGCAGTGGACCGAAGCGGCGCACGGTAGTCGAGACAGTGAAGGACAAAGTTAGGCGAATCACAGCTGCTGTTGGATATGCAGCGGGGTTCAGGATCGTCACAATACCCTGTGAGCTGAGAGACTTCGTGAGGGTGGCTGTTCCTGTCACAAACGAATAAGCAACGCCTGTGGAGGCATTCGTGTATGTCGCCGCGAGAGTGCCTGTCGTGATGTCAATCGGAGACCCGTTGTCATCGACCAGGCGCACCACGTACGTGTGCCAGTCTCCGGTCCAGGCCGCGATCTGCGTGACCTGTTCCGGATCTTCGGTGATCTGTAAAATGTTTACGCTCATACTGGCCTCACATAAAGTCGAAGTGGTCCAAAGATCTGCGTGTTGGTCGCGCCGGTTGTCCTGGTCACAGTCACAGTGTACGTGCCAGATGTGTTCGTAACCGTAGTCGTCAAGCCAAATGACAGGCGCCCATTGTCCGCATAGGTCGCAGTGCCACTGTATGTGGCCACGAGAGTTCCCGCTGAACTGTAGACCTTCGCGGTGACTGTCGCGCCAGTGATGTCGATGCCTGTGCCATTCGCGTCAGTGACCTGGACATCGATGCTCGTGGCAGTGCCCACATTGACATCGAGCGGCTGATCAGCGCCGAGGCCATCAGCCAGGAGTTGATAAGGTCCGATGTGTACGCTGGTCGCAGCTGACACAGGAGTCAACAGATCTGCGCTGATGTAGTCCGTGCCGTTGTGAAGGAGAGCGCCAGAGAGTTCCGACGCAGCTGCTGTCGAATCGACAATCGCGTGGACATTAGCCTGTATGTGGAACGATGTCCCGACATCAACTGGACGATTGTCGACCGTCGTCTTTAGTGTTCGTGCTCCAAACGTGCTTGCTGTTGTGTGCGATGTGTACGGCTCATCCCACACCGCTGCGGCTGTCTGCGCTGCCGTCAAGCCACCAGATGATAGCGTAACCGTCAGCACCGCGCCGTTCGTTCCAGCAGCACCACGCACCACAATCGTGACATCAGATGCGTTAGCGGCAAATGCGGCGTTAGGTACATCAAGCCGATACACGCCCGGCACGAGGGAGGAATCAATCTCAGCAAAGCCACCAGAAGACCACGCGCCTGTAGGTGTCTGCGTGACCAGCGTAATAGCCACCGGTGAGGCTCGGTTGCGGACGTAGTAGGCCGCTAGACCGGAGGTGGCAAAGGTTAGCCCTGTAGCACCGAGGTAGAGTTGAATGCTTTGTGATGTTGAGGCTGGAGCGATTGTTATGGCTGAAGCGTTGCGCTCGGTTGGAAGATAAGCAGTGATACCCGTATTTGCGTAATTGGTTGCAGAACCAATATCTGGCGTAGTCACTGACCAAGCACGACTGTATAGGTCAGTTGCAGGCGCACCAGATAAAGTACCTGCCCCTTGATTCACACTGCCTAGATAAGGCGCAAAGAACGGAATCGCAACAGTGCCGGTAAGTAAACCATAATCTAATGCGAATCCAGACGATGTAGTTGTTCGTGTTTGTGCTGATAACGTTGCGATGTTAGTCCTTGTGCCTATAAATGTATTGTAATTTTCAGCCAGCGTTGTTGCTGCCGCAATGTTGGTTATTGCCACAGTACTAATAATGTAATTGTTATAAAAATACATTAATGATGAACCCGGTACATTTAACTGCATTTGTATTGATGCATTAGCAGAATGGGTTATTGCAGTGTTATTGTAAAAATATACATTGTCCGATTTGTTCCCATATGTAAATGTACCAGACCCATTTACAAACCATAAGCCACCAATTGAAAGACAATCCGTTATATAACAAGCCATATCAGTAATGGAAAAATTACTAATAAGCTGCCGCCATAAATAACCAGTTCCATTACCAACAAATACACATCGAGTCAATGACAATGCAGGACCGGTGGCAGCTGTACATGTGTGCTGTACAGCATGACCAGTCGTGGTTGTAGCAAATACACATTTGGTAAATGTGATGTTTGTTCCACCAGATAAAGCAACTACACCTGTTGTAGTAAATGCATCAAAATATATAGAGTTAAAGTTAACGTAACTTCGTGCTGATGCCGTCAAAGCTGGTGCATCCGTAGGGCTGGCTGTATCGGATACATAGTTTGTAACACGCACCAGATATCCACTCGCACCATTGATGTTTTGAGCGTTAGTCGAATCACCTATAAAGTTAATTGCACTTCCTGCGGAACCAGAAACAGACAATGTAAAAGCCGCACGATATGTGCCTGTTGCTATATAAACAGTATCCCCTGCTGCCGCAGTTGATAATGCTGCGGATAAGTTTGTAGGAGCCGAAGGAGTACCCGGATAGGTTCCACTACCACTCACAGAAACGTATGCAATAGCCATTATTCAGCTGTCCCCGCTACGATTTCTTTACCCATTACAACGGCAAATTGATTGCTGTAATTCTGCTGAAATCCAGCATCCTGCGTAACCCACCAACCGAATACGGATGTTCCATTCTTGCCAAACGTTCCGATAATATTTCCTGCATCATCACAGATATCACCAAAAACAATCCAGTCACCAGGACTGTTAGGGTTAGGCTCTAAGCGATAGTTCTGGAAGTTCATTTGCTCACCTTCAAACTGTTTGCATTCGTACCCTTGAACGGCATCGTCAGAAACGCCAGCACCGATGACACCGCAGCGGAGACACCAGCCGCTACCGCTTTACTGCCGTACAGTGCCAGCACTGCGCCCAGCTCGGCAATGTCGTGTGCTTCGGATGTGCGGATACCATCGCCGAATACGCTGGTGAATGCAGCTGTAAAAGCCACGATCACAACGACCACGAGTCTTTTGATTGATATAGAGTTCATCTGTTTATGACTGCCTCCAACGCGCTGACCTTGTTTTCAAGTTTACCGAGTCGCTGTTCTATGCGGCGCACTTCCTGCTGCTGCCCGTCTAAGGTGTTTATAATGTGTGCCACCTGAGTCTCCAGGCGCGTCAGCCTGACCTGCAATGCCACCCAAGCAGCACCAATACTAACCGTCGTAATAAAAGCTTGGATACCGATCTGCACCCACATCTCTGGACTCATAGACTACTCCACCAATGACTTCACCTTTATCATGGTGCGATGGAGTCGATGCTTGCACCACGCAGTGGATACACTTAGCCGTTTGTCCTGGCGCGTAGTCCGATGGTTTGACTGACTGCGTTCGTGTGACCGTAGTCGCTGCCGATGCACTCGTAGTATGGCGCTAGGTTCTGCGGATTCCCAGATGTGTATATCCTGTCATCGGCACGAACCTCGATGTCTGGTGAACACGTCAGCGTCCATGTGCCGGACTGCTCGATCATGCCACCGACCACGCCTTCGGTATCGCCCGTGTTCGATATCGTGCCACGAATCTCAGCGACCTGTATCCAGTGCTGTGACACGCCACCGATACCATCCGCTTGATTGACGGTTCGCCAGATCGCGACACGATCAGCGTAGGAGTATGCTTGAATCGCGTTCTTGAGCGCTGTGCTGTAAGCTGCCGGGATCATACGAACACCATCGGGCTGAAGCGCTTCGCCTGGTCGAGACAGTGCTCGCGGAGCACGGCCATCTTTGCGTCCACCTGGCCGTCCTTCACATCGATGAGGTGCGTGATGCTCGATGCTTTGCGAATCCAGCCCTGTCGCGCAGCTGTGCGAATGTCATAACGCTCGACGTTTGCGGGACCGATATCCTCCCATAGAAGGTCGCCTGATCCATCATTGACCGAATAGCCAGTTGTCCTCGTGTACTGAGGAAACTGTGGCTCAGTAGCGCCTGATGTCCCTGCGATAACGCACTGGTAGAGTCGACCATTCGCCACGGTCGGGATGACGATGTCGCCAACGACGAAGGCTGTGGACGCGATCCAGAGACCCCAGCGAGCGTGATCGTCGACGAGCTGCTGTAGCGCGGTGCTGTCCAGGAACGGATATTGATCGCTGGCAACCATCCAAGCGAGACGGTCCAGTGCTTGAGTTCGAGTGAGTGGCATGAGCGATTCCTATGAAAAACAAAAAGGGAACGGGAATGGTATCCCGCTCCCCTTGACTGCGAAGGTGCTACGGCCTATGTGGCAGCGCACTGAAGGACGATGAGTGAACCAGGGACCTGATCGGCCACGGTTGCAGTCACGTTGCCAACGTCAAAAGCGTTGAAAGCATATCTCTCAGTCGCCTTGAACGTCAACGCGTCCTCAATAAACTTGACCTGGTCACTGACCTCGACCGATACGCCACGACGATCGCCGAAGGCTACGCCCTTGGATAGATCTCCGAGGACGACCATGTCACGAGATGCAGCTACACCCGACGGCATGTTCTGGACGAAACTGATCGGGATACCGAACAGTGTTGGTTCAGCGCCATAGGCATTCTGGATGTCCATGATGCTGTTGCCACCCAAAGCGATGAGCTTATCTGCAACACCAGTGTAGAACATGTTTTTGTGCATGTACCATCGTGGCTGATTTGCATATGGCTGGAGCTTCGCGACCATCGACTGGAAGTTCGCGAGTGTGAAACTGCCGATCGTACCAGCTGTGCCGACTGGCCCAACGACCATCGATGCGATGGACGTAAAGGTTCCGGACAGCGCCTTGATGCGTGGCATGATTCCAGTGATGGAACCATAGGTCGATGTGCCATCGCCCTGGAATGCAGCTGCATCCTCAGCCAAAGCCAAGCCATACGCAAAGTCCTGCGCCAGCATGGCGCCGAAGTCGATGACGGTGTCTTCGTTCAGTTCCTTCGACACGATTGTCAGGATGGCGAGTTTCTTCGCCAGCAGCTGTACTTGGCTGAAGGTGACGTCACTGGCGGTGATGGCCGTTGCTTCACCAGGGTAATACGTGGTCGTCGATGTCGATGCATTCGGCACGTTCAAAGTGTCAGACG